CCCGGTATATTTCTCATCCTATAATGACCTAAACTCACACTTTGAAGGCTATCAAAATCATCAACAGCACGAAATCTTGTTCCAACATTAGTCGGATCAGGAGCAGTTGATATAGGTTCCCAAGCAGTCATAGCAGTATATTCACCATCACCAACATATGTAGAATTACCAGCAGAGGATAATTGGTTTTGATTGGGATCAGAAACTATATCTGCACCATAATCAATTACACCAGCACCAGTTAATCCAGTTTGAACAATCACTAAATCAGTCTCTCCTGCTGATGCTAAAGGTGCATCAAAAACATTAGCAGTAGTCATCCCCTCTTCTAAAGAAGATATAATACGAGAAAATAAAGTGGGTTGATTTTCCTTTTCCAATTCCCCCAGAATATTAATTTCTTTTCTCCAATCATTCTTCACCTTTGCAAATTCAATAGCAATATATTTTTCTTCTTCTATACGTTTACTTTCTTCTTCTATACATTTCTTTTTTAATATCTCTCTTGCAGCAATCTTTTCCAGATGTCGTTCCCTAACATCATTAGTATCAATATATCTTAATGCTCTACTAAATTTGTTCATTATTATACTAATTCCTTCCATTTCATAGATGGTTCTGGAACCTTCATTGGTTCTGGTTTAATAATATCAATTACACTTGCAAATTCTTTCCCATCAGAATTACTAATTCTTAAAGTATCTTCTTCAATTGAATCGAATACTCTATCTCCTATTTTTACATTCTTTTCTGCAAACCAACCTCTATTTACTTCTAATGCATAAAGAACTTCCGAATCAGAATAAACTGGGAGTTTATTAAGTGGTTGAAGTTCTTTAATACTTTCAATTATACCATCTTTATTGATAAATGCAATATCTAAAGGAATTTTAGTATCTTTCATATGAAATGACTTTTCACCAACTTCATCAAAAACAAAAAGCATACCACTATCTTGGTCCAGTTTCTCCCTAAACATTAATCCCATATTAAAATCTCTTGGATTTGATGGAACTTCAATATTTAATGGTAGATTAAATGATTCTCCTAATCCTCCGCCATTTCCACCGCCGTTGCTATTACCATTACCACCCCCAGAAGAATTGGAGGAGCTACCATTGCCATTACTACTTCCATTACCGTTATTGGACCCATTTTTCTTTTCCTCATCATCTTGTTCAAGATATCCCCTTCTACCTATATGGTATCCGTGAGGAATCTTTTTACATTTCTTATCAGTATAGCACCAATATTTACCAGCAGAACACTTCTTTGAAGAAGATTCCTTCATAAAATTACCAAAACTTTTAGACATTGGAAGTATACTAACTGTTTGATTCCTTATTATTTAGAAATCCCTGTTTAAGCATCTTTGAAAGCTCTGATGTTGACCCAACAAACAAGGCATTATTCGTAACATTACTTGCTTTTGGTTTATCTGAACTATCCTCTATATCCTTTACCTTTTTCTGTAAATCTACTAACTTATCTGTTGTATCTGCGGTTGCTTTAATAATCTGCCCTGCAACTTCATATGCTCTGGCACTTCCACCTTCACCTGCTACTTCTAAAATACCATTAAGTGCTTCTTGACCTTTCTCAACTAATGAATATAAATTTGCACGAGTATATTCATAATCTTTTTGAAGATCATCAGTTATTTTATCAATTGGCTTAGGAGAATTATCAACTTCAACTAAGTCAGTTTCAGTACCTAATACTTTATTAATAGAGGCAAACTTATCAGGCATAGCATTTAAATATCTTCTTGTCTAGCAGGAGCAAAGTCACCACCATCTTGGAAGAATGAAGAAGTTTCATTAAATCCAAAATCATCACCAACAGCAATCAATACATCGTCAGCAGTGCTAAGAACATTAATTTTTGCACCACTAATATGTTCCGACTTAAGAGTTCTACTATATCCCCTAGTAACAGTTAACTGATTACTTGTCTTCTTATTAATTCTCATAATCTCAGAATCAATAATAATTCTATCACTAATCGAGAATGGAGAAGTATCATTAACATTAATTAGAGTCTCTGTAGTAGTTAGATTCTCTGCAATAACAGCTCCTGTACCATCGGCATCAGCATCATAATCTTTCTGTGCTCTTGGTGTAGCAACATATCTCATTTCTCTTCTGGCAGTTGCTGTGTCAGTATTTCCATAATAATCAACCTGAACCTTACGAATAATTCCGTCAGTAGAATCAGCAATTGGACCGAATAGATATGATTTTGCAGTAAATTGTAAAGTATAAATTAGCGACCTTCTTGTTGAAAAATCACCCTCATAATCATCAGTAAAATTCATACTATCAAGAACAATTGGTATATCTCTCTTCTCTCCAATAGAATCTACTAATTCAACAGTAACATTAAATGATGGTTGAAAATATGGTAATATCTGTTCTAATATTTGTAGTGCGTCATCATTTAATTTACACATAATATTTAATTCAAACCCAACATTATAAGGAACAGGCATAAAGACTTTCTTTATTTTTGATCCATCACTTTCATCTACTGCCTTAAATGTTTGTGTTACTGATACTTTTCTTGTTGGATCATATGTAATACTATTCATCTCAAAAGACATTCTTGGCAAAGTAATTTGAGTTGCCCTATTTAAATCTGCCTGTTGTTCTAATCTTGCTAAAAACTTTTGTGATGGACCATATGCCAATGGAACTTTCATTTCTCCAACAGTCCCATCATTAGCATCTGTATGCCTAATATAAATTCCATTAAACAATGTTCCAAAAGAAACTAATGTTTTACGAATAATTTGATGGTAAAAATAATTTCCTAACATTTTTTAATAAGTTCCAAATGGATTTGTTTGCGTGAAATCTAATAGAAGATCTGCTTCAGTTTCAATTTCAGTACCTTGATCATATTCATTATATATGTCACCCTTATCGAATGTGTCAACTGTATATGTTGCAGATGAAGCAGCACCAACCAAAATTTCTCCTTCAGCAAAGGTTCCACTAATAGGAGTAACTTTTAAAGTATTAGTTACTATATTCCAATCTTTAACTCTTGCTCTTGATCCAGTGGTAGATCCAACAACCTCTTCATTAGATTGATAGGTTCCTATTCCAGCTATAAGTGGAGGATCTGCTATAGTTACTGTTGGATTTTGTGTATATCCAATTCCAGTATTAATTATTCTAATGGCACTAACTACATTGGCAGTAGATATTACTGATCTTGCAGTAGCTCTTTCTGATGTACCTGATCCAGTTGGCTCAGAAATAGTAACAATCGGAGCAGCAGCATATCCAGTACCGCCACCGTCAAGTGTTATACTAAATACGCCTTTGCCTGTTGGTTCGATAGAACAAGTTGCAGCTGCACCAGCTCCACCACCACCAGAAAAATGTATTGATGGAATAGTAGTATATCCATATCCAGCATTAGTTAATAAAATTTCTTTTAATGAAGTTACTCCACCAACAGTCGTTAAAATACCAACCGCTGTTGCATTAGCAGAATTACCTGCGGGTGGAGAATCAAATGTTATAATTGGAGCACTAGTATAACCTTGCCCATCATTATTTAAGAAAATCTTTCTTATGTATCCATTATAATTATTGATAGATGCAGATGCTGTTGCAGTTTGACCAATTCCAATAAGATTTAATGTGGTAATATAACCCTCATCTTCAACAAGACTGTCAATTGTCTCAATTGAAGTATCAATAACCTCATCCTCATATTCGAAGAGTTCACATTTAAGTTGATAAACGTAATTTTTTCCTAATTGATAAAAAGGATCTTCATGCTCAACAAACTTTACTTCGAATAACCTACTTCCTAATGGAAAATATACTAAATCACCTTCTCTAGGTCTAGTATCTACAATTACTTCACTATCAGGTTCAGTTTGAAGAAAAGGTACAATAAAATCTTCAAACCTTTCTTTAGAAACTGTAAGAGTTACTTCATCCTTTAGAGACATACCAAATTTGGTCATTATATCTCCTTGACCACTATATCCCTCATATGTGTTCACATATGCTTCTATTGTATAAGAATCATCAAACTTTGACGATTCTACTTCGGTAAAAATAGTATCTCTATTGACAATTTTTCTTGGGATGTATGTTACTTCTACACCATACATCTTTAACTGTTCATTAACCAATTCCTGAACGAGTTTTTGTTCAGATTGAGTGCCTTGAAGAAAAAAGGGATTTAATGCCATTATCCTATCATATCAAGGGGTGGAAGCTCATGCTCCAATGCCATAGTATTTCTTAACTGTTCTATTTCTCTCTCAGCATCATCATATATTTCTCTACCATTAAGTTCAATTCCACCAGGAAGTTTAACACCTTTAAACTTAATTAAATTCTGTCCCCATTGTCTCTTAATTGTTGAAGTCAAATACCTTTTAAGAAAACTATCATTATAAACACCAGTAAATGATGTAGGGTCTAATGCCCTATAACAATCTAAAACCAAATAATTTCCAACACTTTGTTCCGACCAATTCATATCAAGATATAATCTATCTTGTCTTTTATTAAATCTTACTTGCTTATCTGGAGTTAAAAGAAAATCAATATCCTCAAGATACGATTTAGTCATTGCATATTGCATCAATTCAACGGAATTGAAATGATACAAATCATTCAAAAATAATTGATATTTAATACTGAACATTCCGCCAGAAATTGAACTGACGTCAAATTTAAATATCTTCTCAACACCTATTACTGAATCTGGAACTTGTAAAAAGTTTGAAGTTTCATACCAATTAGTAGTGGTAGTTCCATAACCACTTATACTTGTAGAAGTAGCGGTAGTAGTTACAATACCAACTCCACTAGTTCCTGCTGCTGTTCCTCTATCAATATCAGGTTGATTAATCTCATATTTCAAAAACATCCTCTCAACACCATCAAAATGACGTTCTTGAAAATATTGAAGAGCATCATCAGTTAGATCATCTAATTGATCATCATCTACATTTATTTCTAGTACTGGTGCTCCTAAACGTCTTAAACAAAAATCAATTAATTCTTGACGTGTTGATGGTTTTGCCATTAATTAACTGTTGCCTCTTCTTGTTTACCTTCTTTTTGAGTCTTTTCATAATGTTTTTGCAATTGAATATTTTGCTCAATTAACTTTTTTCTTTCTTCAGCAAATTCTTGTGCTTGTGTTTGGATTTTTGCTTCTAAAAGAACATTCTGATTTGATAGGGTTGATAACCTTTGATTATATATTTGAACCAATACATTAATATCAACTTCACGTTGGTTTTCCATATGTTAAAAAGTTCCCCCGTCAATTGTGGTTGTCCATACAGGAATTCCTGCAGCAGTTGTGGTTAACATGTAGTTTGAAGTCGTTATACCAGAAGCAGGTGTTCCAGTAGAAGTCATCTTACCAGTAGAATCAAAGTATATAGCACCACTAGAGGACCAATCACCACCACTAGCACCTTGATAATAAATGCCTTTAATGTCTAGGAATCCCCTTATACCTTCAGCAGTATTACCAGTTACAGTAGCATCTGGAATATAAGTCCACGATCTTACCGGAACATTGGTATTACCACCATTAGCGGATACACCAGCTTCATCAATATATCCAAAGAAACCAGTTTTATTATTACCGGATCCGCTTGATGTATTGTATGCAAAGGAAAGACCACGATCAGTATTGGTATCATATGCATGAGTAACCGTTACTTG